TCTATTTTGTCTAATTTTGCAAAAATAGCGGCGGCAATTTTGTCAAAATCTGATTTAGACATATAGTTTCCAGCTATAAGAATCTCAATAGTGTTTACTTTTTCTACCAAAACCTTATCTGCCGCTTGTAAATCTTTAACTGCATCCCAAATAACTTTTAGAACCCATCCGCCCAAAGCACCACATAAAGCTAACGCATAATTAAAAAGTGTTTGGTCGAACATAAAAAGCCTTTTTATAAATAATTTTTAACAATCTCTGGCTTTACAAAACTACTAGGATTATGTTCTGTTGCTTCCCACCAAAGAAACTGATTTTTTGATAGATTATCACGATTTTCAAGTAAATTGGTGTTTTCTGGGTGTCCAAATATCAATGGGTCTGATACTGACCAAAGAACAATGCCCGATTTTTTTTCATCCCAAGCTAAATGCTGAAAAAAGCTGTCTACGCCAATCCAAATTCGACATTCTTGGATTAACTTTCTAAGTTCTGGGATTGGCAAATTTTTACGAAAATCATAAACTAACTGTTCTTCTCCTTCTACGCCTATTTGAATAATAGGTTCATTAATCATGGAGATTAATTGTTTCCAATAAGGGTAGTTTTTAGGGTTAGTTTTGCCATTTCTTAATGGTTTGGCAAAAGGGTGAATGATTATCATAAATAAAGCTTTCTGTAGGCATTTTCTAAGCTATCAGTCCACTTCCATTGATCCATCTTGCCATAGATATTCCATTGATCTATGTTACCAAAAAGGTGCTGTGCTTCAGCTATAGAACGACAAGGGATTATTTCAGGATAGCAACCAAAGACAACTGGATTTTTGATAGAACCCAATATGGAATTAAATACAATATGATCCCCAAGTCCAGAATTGAGAACAACAACAGTATTGTCATTAAAACTGAGTGTGTTTCTAAATATTTGTTCGTCATGGTCGTACATCTCCTTCTTTGTTTCAGCACGAATACCCCCTTGAGGGTTTTTCATGTGCCAAGAAACAGCATTAGGTACAACCAATACTTTATATCCTTTTTTGTATAAACCATAGGTAAATAGCGTTTCTTCACGATGAGCTACTCTGGAAAGACCTAAATTAAAGTCATAGACCCCTGCCCGATATAAAAAAGAACAATGTAAATGCTCTACTTCCCTAATGCCATCAATAAAATTCCATTGAATATTAGGCTCAGAATCAATGTTTTTAATTAACCCCGTAGATTTAGAAGTATCTTGTAATGGTGGAGTAAGAATTGCACCACCTACAGCCCCAACATTGGGAAACTGTGTAGCATGGCTATACAGGCTTTGCAAGACTGTGGCTTCAGGAACGCAATCATCATCTACACGCCAAACCCAATCAAAATCCATACGATTAGCCATTTGATGAATGTGATGTTGTCCTTTTTTTTCAGCAAATAACCACTCCCATTCAATACCTTTAATAGCCATTATTTGAAAGAAATGCTGATAAATCATTTCTTTTCGCATATCTTGGGGTTCATCATTGTCGTCAAAAATAACAATTTTGTTAGGTAGCCAAGTTTGATTAATAACAGCTTCTAAAACTAAAGGAAGCGTTGTGTGATAACGCCCCCTAGTTGCTATTGAGCATAGTATTTTAGGCATTATCCCACCTACAAATCATTAAGTTACTTGGGTTTTCAGGTGTAACTTCTTGCATTACATCTGATATTTCACCATTATGGTTAATGTAATTAAAATGAAAACCAGAAAAATTACTTTCATTTAAACCATGCAATTTATGGTGTTCACCCCAAAAGCCTTTAGGCTCATTATGGGGAACTGTAATTAAAAGTCGTTTGCAATGTCGTTTAAGCATTTCAACAATCTCTAAACCATTGTCTAAATGCTCAATTACTTCAAAAGCAATAATAATGTCGTAGTGGTCAATTCCAATTTTATTAATATCAACATTAACAAATTCGCAATTAGCTCGCCATTCTTGTTCTTTAGCAATTTGAATAATAATTGGATCGTAATCTATACCCATATAAGTATAGTTATCAGGTAAAAATTGACATCCATACCCAGTAGAACAACCAATCTCTAATATAGATGTACCTCTTAAATTTTGCCTAGCCCATTGATACCTTTGAGTTTCTCTAGGAAATACTGGATCACCTTTAAGAAATACGGCTCTTTCATAGTTATTTTGAAGCAAATATCTATAGTGATCCATGTTGTATTTCTTGGCTAATTTCAATTCATTTTTATAAAACTTTTGCTCCCAATCTGATACCAATTCAGGATCATGAACTGTTCCCTCTGCTACATGATAAATAGGGAAATCACCTTTAGAGCCAACATCTACAAGGCTAAAACCATTCTGATCTGCCCTAAAGCAAAAATCTATATCTTCACATCCACCAGTTTCAAAATTTTCATCCAATAAACCAATAGTTTGAAATACTTTTTTATCAATCATTGTGCAAAAGAAAACACCAAACTTTTGTTGTGTAATTTTAGAATGTAGGGTTAATACTGAAGATATGTCAGCATGAAAATCATCTAACCTATTTAACCATTGATTTTTTGGTTGTTCTAACAACAAAGTATCATTGTTAAGCAATACTATTTTATCTGTTTTAGCGGCTTTAATACCGACATTAGTGGCTTTGGCAAAGCCTAGAGGTTCATCATTCCACCACCATTGCATATTAGGAATAGCAGTTTTTAAATATTGTAAATACGCTTTAGTGTTATCAGTACAGCCATTAGCAGAAATGACCAACTCTATGTCAGTCATTTCTGTGTATTTGATTATGGAATCAATACAAGGTTTTAGATATTTCTCACAATTATTGTAAGTCGGTATCACTACCGAATATTTTGGGGATTGCATCACTAATCCTTTAGTTAATTAAGTTTTTTCTTTATTTCATCCACTTGGTCAGCCAATTCTTTAATAGCTTCAATAATCAAAGCAGAAAGTCTTTCATATCTAACTGTCCAATATTGCTCATCAATTGGTGCTGGTACAACAATTTCAGATAATACCGCTTGAACTTGTTGAGCAGATACGCCAACTTCACGCTTAACATCATAACCCAAAGCTTGAGCAACTTCATTGGCTTCATAATAAAAACCATTTAAAGTACGCAATTTTTCAAGAGCATTTTCAATATTACCAAGTTTTGTTTTTAAACGATCATCAGAATAATAAGCGGTCACATTGTTTGTGGCACGAATTTCACCTGTTGTTCCAGAAGCCGCAGTACCAACTCCTAAACTGTTAGCTTGAGCATTAGAACCAGTAGTAATTGCTCCGCTGTATCCTGAGTAACCAGATGTGCCTGTTGCTCCTGTACCACCTGTTGCTCCAGTTGCTCCTGTAGCACCTGTAGCACCTGAGTAACCGCTATAACCTGAAGTCCCTTGCCCACCATTTGTCCCGTTAGTACCTGAATATCCTGAATAACCTGAAGTACCTGTTGCCCCATTACTGCCATTAGTTCCGCTATATCCAGAAAAACCGCTAGTTCCTGTTGAACCATTTGTTCCGCTATAGCCACTATATCCAGAAGTGCCAGTAGCTCCGTTATTTCCTGAATAACCGCTAAATCCTGATGTTCCTGTTGCGCCATTAATACCGCTATAGCCGCTAAATCCTGAAATACCACTTCCAGAGTAACCTGAAAAACCTGATATTCCAGATCCAGAGTATCCACTAAATCCACTTATTCCAGAACCGCTGTATCCAGAAAAACCAGAAACGCCTGAACCGCTATAGCCACTAATTCCTGAAAATCCAGAGTAACCTGAAATACCAAAGCCAGAATATCCACTTATTCCAGAAAAACCGCTAAATCCAGAAATACCGCTATCGCCTGAAAATCCGCGGTACCCGCTAATTCCAGAATACCCCGAAAATCCGCTAGTCCCTGAAAATCCGCTTATTCCTGATCCTGAGTACCCACTAATTCCAGAACCAGAATATCCCGAAATTCCACTATAGCCAGAAATACCAGAATCTCCAGAATAGCCTGATACACCTGAAAATCCTGAAATACCAGAGTAACCTGAAATGCCAGAATATCCGCTATAACCACTTACACCACTTCCAGAATAACCAGATATTCCTGAATCACCTGAGTAGCCAGATATTCCTGAATCGCCTGAATATCCAGAAATACCAGAACCAGAGTACCCAGAAATACCAGAACCTGAGTAACCTGAAAAACCGCTTATTCCTGATCCTGAATAACCAGAAAATCCGCTGTAACCGCTTGTTCCAACAAACTGTCCAATATTATTCCATGTTGTACCTGACCAAACCCATAAATCGCCTGTGTCTGCGGTTACATAAGCATCATCAAATTGAT